TATTAACGCTAATCCATACTTGTCTAAGCTTGTAAGTGGTTTAGCCGTGGCTGGTTCTGGAACTAGTACAGATATAGTTCTGTGGGCTAAGGACTTTACCAGTCTGTATAGTTTAACCGTTGCTGATACAGCTACCAACGGAACAGCCACCGCGTCAGCTGCCAACCTTGCTCCTAACACCACCGTGGGGACTATATCCGCCGTAAATACCGCCACTGATGTTGTAACAATCGGTGCGGCTGCTGTATCCGTGCCTTTGGGTATGCCTTTAGGCGTGGCAACAAGCTTGCCTGATAATTTAGGTATGCTTTCCCCTGCTTTAGCAATTGATTTGCTATACAGAGAAAGTCAGAACTACGGACTATATGTGGATACAGACGTATATCTAAGCCGTCTTCCCTACATTGATGGTCAGTTAACAGCGTTGTATCCACAAATTAATTTAGTTTAGGTGGTGATTAGATGCCTTCTATTATCGAATTAGTCAACAATCAACCCGGTGTAGTGCAGCGTGCTATTGACTTGCAACTGTCTACAGTGTCTAGTACGGGGGAAGTCTACAGAGATGGTTATCCTGACCCCGCTTTGAATAGATTCTTGCCTTTTGTGCAGTATTCAGACCCTATTCTGGCGTTGCTAAAAATGCGCTCTTACACTCCTACCGTGGGGTACGTCGTGGCAACTGATGGTGATATTCCCCAGGATAGCGAGCGATTGACAGTTACTCAGGAGACTTTTGGTAACTTTAAACTTGCTAAATCACGGCTAATTACTGAAGAGGACTTCATTGTTGCTCGTCAAGCGGAGCAACTAGCCATGAGTGGCAATGGTCAAGCAGCCGAAGCAATCAGGAATATGTTCCTAGCTGTTCCTGCGATGTTGACACAATCATTAATCAACTTGCATACAGTTATGTCGTTGCAGGTGGCTTGTACGGGTATTTGCAACTATGCAGACCCCACCTCTGGTATTACAGCTAACTTGAGTTATGCCAGTCAAATACCAAACGGCAACCTACCATCTGCACTCACAGGTACATCCGTATGGTCGAACTGGGCAAACGCTACCGGTATCAACGATATTGTTGGTCACATGAATGCTTATTACGACAACTTGAAGAAGTTCCCGCCTTTTATTGTTATGTCCCGTAAGACAGCTAATGACTTACGTAATCAAAGTAGCACAAAAGCGATTGTTGCACGTAATACAGGCGTATTGATGGAAGTAGGAACACCTGACGCGGCTGCCATTGGGCAATTGCCTCCGCCTTCTTTAGAGGCTGTAAGTGATGCTATCAACCAGCGTGTTATCGCAGGTGGTGGGCAATATGGCACTGTGCAAATCATTGTGTCTGATGCGTTCTACTATCAGCGCGGCGCAAATGTTACAGGCACACAAACCCTTTCTTATATTCCGGCAAACTACTATTTCTTTGCTACTGACAATTTCATCGAGCGAGCGATTGTACCTACTGCTTCTAATAATTTCGCAGGTGGTCTAGTTACAACTACTGAAATAGTCAGTAAAGAGCCACCCCAGGAAAAAATTACTGTAGCTGGCCGTGGATTTCCATTAGTACCTGATCCTCGGTTTATTGGTGCTAGAAAAGTGGATGTTTAATGCTGCGACCACTTGATTTTACTAGCTCCTGTCGTTCCGGTGATGGAAGTTCCTTTTGTAAAAGATGATTTTTCATCACTGGAATGGGTGACTATCTTTAGTAGTCTTTGGTATTCCAATCCATACTTACTTAAAGCGTAGTTGTTGTCAGATAAGGGTTGTAATTCTACTCGGTAGGAGTCGTCTTCTACCTCTAAAATTCTCAAAGTTCCTGTTGTGTAATCGCTGTTTTGACTGGGTTTGGTAATTGAGATTCTGTGAGCTAATAACAGTTCCGTCGCTGTGTTTCTCAAAGTTCCCCAATTATAAATATTTATCTCTGATTCAACATCAGGCATAAATAAATTAAACTTGGTTTGTTCGTTTGTAAATTCTGGAAATTTGGCAATAAAATTACTGAATAAAATCATGATTGACTCCTATGTTTCACAGACAATTGGTTACTTAAATAAGCCACATTTTGCGGCTAATTTAAGTTTATCCTTTAAATCTGGAAACGGTCAGTTTATTGAGGATGCTGTAGGTAATTTAATTGAGAACGTGACTACTGTTATTGTTACCGCTACGGTGAGTGATGATTCTCAGTCTAGGCTTATTCCAGAAGTAGCGGAAATTGGACAACAGGTAATGCGACTCAAGGGTAGATTAACGTCAAACTTACCATCAGGTATAGGTTACGAGTCTATAGCTAATGCGGTTTTGACCGACTCTCAAGGAGCGCAAATAACAGGAGTATGGCGATTCACTCCAGTGGTTCAAAATAGAGTTTCTAGTTATCTAAATGTTAGAAATAAACTTATTAAAGGCACTCTAACGATAGCAAGTAAGGTGTAAACAAATGGTAGAAGCTAATTGGATTAAATTGAATATTCCTAAAAAACTCAAGGCTATTCATTCCTGGAATACACCCTATGCGGCTGCTGTTCACGAAGGCTCTACCTCTGTTAATGGCAGCGAAAAACCTGCCAGACCCTGGGTAGATGTTGCTATCAAAGAATATGATTTTTTAAATAAATATGCTGACAGTTTTTCCCAGTCCCATAACTTCAAGCAGGCGTTCCTAGAAATGTCCGAAGGGTTTGGGGAAAATTGTCAATCAAATATTAGCGATACTAGGTGGCAATGGCCGCGCACTACTGTTAGAAAAAGTGGTGCTGTTGTTGATTCTCCTAGAGATATCGTTGATACAGGTGCGTTGAAAAACTCTTATCAGGTGCAGTATGAAGGTAGCTGATTTAAGAAGAATTTTAACGGCTTTGTTGGCGACTGAGTTAGGTACTTATACCAACGGTACACCCTCTGTGTGGGTATACGGTAGCTCCTCACAACCACCATCCTCTAGTAATGGACTGGAGTGCTTGATTAAGGAAACACCTGATACCGTGGCTCGTGCTACCAGTGCCGGGTATAAGTATAAACCGCAGTTGTGGGAGGTGACTTTGAGGAATTGGGCAAAAAACTCTAATTTACCCTTAGCCCTTGCCAAGATTGAAAAACGTTTTAATGTGTCTCGCTATACCCACCTTCCGGCTGCATCTGACACCTTGGAACAAAGTAGAATCCTCATTTTTGACCCTATTGTTATTTAAAACTATGCCAATCACACTAGATTTTAACCGCCCTAAGTCCGTTACTACCAACTCAACTAACGCAGTAATTAACGCTGGCACTGCGGTAGAAGTGGACACAAGTGTAGAAGAATCGTATTTTCTGCCTTTCACTCACGCATCTATTACCCCGACTGCGTTTAATGTGTCTGGTTGTAATCTGATAGCAACAAATACTACCATCACCACCACCACGGCTAACGGCTTTGTTTCGGTTAGAGTTGGTGATGTAATCACTGTCAGTAGCGGTGGTGGCACTGTAGCCGCTAATACTGTGACTGCTGTTAATAGCACTACGTCCATTACCTTGAGCGTTGCACCAACGGCTGGCAGTACAAGTGCTAACAGCACCGTCATTACTGTTACACCACCTGCTATTACCCCTACTGCTTGGGGTATCAGGCTTACCTATGTCAAGTCCGGGTCTGTGGTATCAATCCGTCCTACCTTCTTTGTGTACGACGGTAGCCTAAATGGTGCTGCTGGTACACCTGCCAATGCTAGTGCAATCATTAATTTAGTGGACTCTCAAGGTAATACCCCAAGTATTGATTTAGATGCTTTCTATAGTGGCATTCGTGTCTCTAGAAGTGTCTAATCTCTGCTTGTTAAAGGTCAACATTTTTAATCTAGGAACTTTAAAATATGGCAACTGCTAACCGTCCTGTACAGACCGTAATTCTTCAAAACTACACCTTGGATTTGAAGCTATTGCCCGAAAATACCCGTAGCGTCACCACCGCGACTATTACCGTAACCTCTGCGGCTGCCGAAGGTGCAACTTCTCTTAGTGTGGCTACTACTGCGGGTGTCACCTACACGATTGCTGCTGGCACTTCTTTGAGTTTTGTTGCTCCTTCTAATCCCACAATCAGGCAGCAAGCTTTAGTTTTGGCAAACGCAACTCTGGCGGGTGCAACTGCTGTAACTCTCACTATTGCTCCTTTATTGGATGCGATCGCTATTAACTCCACTTCTCGCTTAGTTCAGGATATGTTTCCTCTGCTAGGCATTACCAGCTTTGGTTTGCAGCCTTCTCCTACTGTGGTTGATACCACTCACTCTCAGTCTGGTTCAGGTACTAGTTCCGCTATTATCCGTTCTAAACGGGAAATATCTGTAGAAGGTATCGAGTATGTTGGTGATATTGCATTAGAGCAATTTATCAAGCGTACGCACTTTGACCCTGTGTACATGAACCGCGAGTTATACGCTATTGCTACTTATCCCAATGGTTCAAGGTTTGAGGGTGCAGCTAAATCCACTGCTTTGAACTTGACAGGTACTCCGATGGAAGTAATGAAGTATACCTTTACTTTAGAGTTCCAAGACGATTGGATTTGGACACCTGCGTACTACGCTACTGGTGGTTTAGCTAATGGATTCCCTTCCTATAACCTCTAATGAAGGTTCTTAAAGATAGTACGGGTTTACTAGCTATCTTGATTAATTGCCGCATCCATCACGATAGGTTGCTATGTGGTGCGGCTGTTTTTAGAGGTGGTTTGTCTGGAGAAATCAGCGTTTCTAATGGCAGAACCACCTGTAAAATCAAGATTCCTGAATCGGTTCAACAGATAGCAACCTATCAAGTTTTTGCAGACTCAGAAGATAATTTGGAGATTGAATATGCGTCCAGTCATTAATAAGAAGCCTAAATATGAAATTATGCCGGTTGGTGATGAACTATCTGGTGTAATCTATCTAGAAAAACGCGGCTCTCTCACGGTTGGTGAGGCTAGTGCTGTAGATTTGATTGACTCTAAACGCCAAAAGGCTGCAATCATCGCATCTAAATTGGTAAAGAAAATTTCCGTTGACCGTGGCGTTACTATTGCTGAAGCCCAGGAAATGTTGTCACCTACTCGCAGTGCTGATGCTGGCGTGGAGGTAGATAATTCGGCTGTCATTTATGACTACATTGAGGATTTTACTGAATTAAATTCTTTGAGTGCCATTGATAGTGCATCGGTCTCTATTGCGATCGCTACTCTGATGATTCAAAAACGGGTGGCGTTCCCGGTCGAATTGTTAGCTCCTGTGGCGTTTAATGCTACTTCTATTAAAATTGCGCCCATCAGCTTTTATCTCAAAGATAAACAGGTAATTAAGTTTGGCGATTGCCTGGTAATTGTCAATGGCAATCATGAACCTGCTGTTGAAGAAGATTATTTGATTATTAATGTTTTCCCCGTGTCTGAAAACTTAGAGGCTGTAATCGGTTTCTTGTACAGTAAAGGTGAGAAAAAATATCAAGTTGGTACAGAAGATTGGACTGAAGAAGATACCAAGGGTTGTAGTAACGAATTTGTGGTGGCTATCTACAAGTTCTATGAAAACGAGCGTAGTCGTTGGCAGATTGAATCTCCTGTTTCCAATGCAGTCCAGGGGGAGCAGCCACCGGTCCAATTGACTGGAGTAGCATCTACTGGAGAATCCAGTCTTACAGAATATTAGACCCTAGATTTGCTGATTGGGAGTCATTTCTTGATCAGCCAATTCATATAGTTTTTGAGTGCATTGATGCACTTGAAAAGAACAGGAAGGAACAGGCAAACATTGAGGCAAGGGTTCACGCTATCGGCTGGTCTGGGTTGTTCAATGGCTTTAAAAAAGAAACCGACCCTAGTATTGATTTTGTGGATTTGTTGCCGTTTGCAGATGAGATTAAAGAGAATAACCGGAAAGTAAGTCAAGCTACTGAAGCCATTATTTCAGAGCTAATTAAAACCAATGGTTTGTCCGCTCCTGTTCTGTCCGCGTTGAGTCTGCTATTACCTTGATTGTAAATTACGAATTATAAATTACGGATTTACAATCTTTTTTTATAAGAGGAAATATTTATTATGAATTTAGGTGAATTAGTTGTTGAATTGTGTGCTGATACTGCACAATTAGAAAAATCTTTAGAGCAGGCTAAAAAGAAAGCCTATGAAGCTGCAAGTTCTATTGAAAAAAGTTTTGAGAAAATCAATTTAGAAATTAATGTAGATGATGATAACTTGGTTGATTTAAACAAACATTTGAATCTCAAGGTACAACACCTTAAAGAGGTTAATAAATATTTCAGTAATAATCCTATTGTTGTTAACGTTGACGACGATAGTTTAGTTGATTTAAACAAACATTTAAACCTCAAAGTACAACACCTTAAAGAGGTTAATAAATATTTTAATAGTAATCCTATTGTTGTTAATACTGATGTTACTAAACTAGATGAACTAGAAGAAAGATTAGGGAAATTATCAAATAAAACTATTACTATTACCGTTGAATCTGAGTTAAGCAAACAGTTAGAAAAGAGCTTAACCGATGCTGTTCAAAGTGCTGTTAGAGATGCTGTAAGTGAGTCTTCCGTTGCATCATCTCAACAGCAAGCACAAAAAGACAGCGCATCTTCTAGTAAAGCTCAACGGGTAGATGTGGTTGCTAGTCCCATGCGTTCCATTATTGATGGTGCTTTCGAGAATGTGGGGAAAAGACTGACTAAAGGTATCAATAGCAGCATTGAGGATACTATTGGTGTAAGCATGGATGACATGACTAGAATGTCTGGAAATATGCTTTTACGGTATTTTGGAGTTGGCAAAAAAGCACAATCAGACCCTAAGAATGAACAGAAGCGCATTGAGGCTATTTTCAAAGATGGAATGGATGCGTTTATTAGAACTCATGATAGTAGGGTAGAAAAAGGCACTAGGGGTAGAAGAGCCACCAGGAGTGCCGCTAGTGATGATATAGGTGTAGACTTTGAAAGTGCTAGTAGGATAGCTAGTAGCAGCGCGTTAAGATATTTTGGAGTTGGCAGAAAAGCACAATCAGACCCCAAAAATGAGCAGGCTAGGGTTAAGGCAATCATTGAGGATGCTATTAAGGAATATTCTGGTAGTTCAATAAAACAAAGTAATTCCGGAGTTATTTCTAGTACATTTTCGGAGATAAACAAGGCGTTCTCTGACAGCATTAATGTCACTATTGAAAGCGTTGCTCAAAATGCTAAATTAGCAACCATTAGACAAGCCAGACAATCCGCTAAAGCGGTCACTCAAAATTCTGCACCTGGGGTTCAAAATGCTATTAGTGGATTCTTCGATGCTGCTGAAAGTAGCGATAAAGGTGCAGTTAATAAATATATTGGAGAAGGGATAGCTTCACAATCAAAAAAAGCAGTAGAGTCTATTTTTAATAGATTATTGCCTAATGCTTCTCCAGTTATTAAAGATTTTCTAAAGACTGGAGTGTCGGCAAAACCAGTAGAACCAATCGCTAAATCTTCTTCAGATATTCTCAAGGAAGCCGCATCAGATTTAAAAAATGCGGCTAAAGCGTTGAGCGATGCTGCTGTTAGTGTCAAGTCAACAGAGCCTACGGCAAAAACCAGTAAACCTTTTGTTGCTAAAACAATCTCAGACCCTTGGCAAGATGCGGCACCCATACCTAAGCAACTGCCACCTAAAGCAAACAAATCTCCATTGCCACCACCTCAACAAAAACGGGAATTAGAGCCTATTCCTGTAAATATTCCTGAGCAAATTAAGCCATTATTTAAAACAATTCAATCTGAAATACATAAAAATATTGATATATCTGAAGGCTATAAAAACGCCACAAAATCAGAAAATGATTTAACACCATTACCTTTTATTCCATCGTCTAAAAATACCAAGAAATCTGCTCAGGTTTCCTTGGATAGTATTGAACAGTCGCTGATAGCAATAAACAAATATTTCAGCGATGAGTACAAGAGGATTCAGGCAAAGGTTAAATATGCCATCAGTGATGCTGGTACAAAAGAGGATATCAGTGCTGCAAGGTCTGAGGTTTCTAATTTTGTATCCAGGTCAAAAGAAGCAATTTCTACCATTGATAGATATGTAAAAACTGGAGAAGATGCGGGTTTTAGCAAAGATATTAACAGTGAATTATCTAGGATTCATAGCAGTGGTAAGTCTAGTATTTCCAAGAATACACGCAGTGCAGAGAAAGGTTTTCTGGGTAAGCTAAACCTTGCAGACAAAAAACTGTTTGACCAGCAATTAAAAGGCTATGTCGCCCAAGCGGAAAGTCTGGGTATAGAAGTAGATGCAGGACTAAAG